TCAAGACTTCTGATCAATTTTGGCTTGGGTGTTTTTATTCATCACACGACCCACCACATAAGTAATAACCATTGCTGCAATACTGGCAACTGAGGCTTCGTTGAGGTTAAGCCCAAGTTCTGATGCACCTGCAACAGCGATGCTGCCGATTAAGGTTGCCCAAAATTCAGTGGTTTTAATGCCTGGTTTCATAGATTTTCTCCAATGTTAAAGTTTATGCATAAGCTCGTTTCAGCCATCCTTTGAGAAATTTGGCCCGTCGTGGTTGAGTTGCGGCGAGTGTTCGATAATATCCAGCGGCTTCAGATTTCAAAGCTGCAAGCAAGTCGCTAAGATCAGCCTTATTAATGGCCGCTAAAGTCATGGGGCCTAACACACCATCCTCAGCAATATCTTGCCCTGTGGATTTTAAAGCTCGTTGGACAAGTCTATGCGCCCAGTTTGATCCCATATTCACCGCTAGATCAAAGACCTTTGTAGCAAGATTGACGTCCTTGATATCTTTGTAAAGCTGAGGGTCCCAGAAATCGCGTTTGTAAATGTTCTTTGCTTCATCGACTGTCAAAGTATCCACGTCAACATGGGGATAGCTGCGTTTGGAAATCCCAAACTTGGTTTCGCCACCATCATCGTCGGGATCATCGCTATAGCCGCCTTCATGGGAAAGCACAAAGCTGACTGCATGTTCAAAGCGTTCATCGGTAAGGTTTTTAGGTTTATTTGCCATGACTGATTCTTGCCTCCAATTCATTGATTTCTTCGTGAAGGGAAATAATGCGCTCTTCCAGCCGAAAGACTTTTTCTGCAAGCTGCTGGTTCTTTTGAAACCATTCCTCCTGCATCACCACCCGTGTATCAAGTTTGGCTGCCCACCAAATAGCGGTTAAAGTTTGTAAAATCATCGCTATTACGATGCCAATAGGTACTTTGCGATCAACGCGCCATTTTGAAAGGCCAAAGCTTTTGGGGTTATTCGTCATCCGTTTCTCCTTTAAAATCGCGCGAAGCCTCAATGGTGGTGGTGTAGCCACTGCTATCCAATGTATGCTCAGCACGGGTTATAACCCAGTCGCTTGGAATCCCTGGCCGAAATCCTGATAAATATATTTTGGATTCGGCTACTAACTCCGGACGACCAGCAAGGGTTATATTCAGAGTTTGTGTCCCACGTGTCAGCCTTTCGAGTTTTGCTTCTGCCGCGGCCTTTGCTAACCCTGAATTGGGGTAGACTCCACGCAGTGTGTGAACGGGATCACCATCACCGGCTTTTTCCTCTATGGGCTCAGCTTTATCAGGATCATGCCAATATGAAACAACCGAGTTATGTTGATCACGCTCAGCAAAAGTCACGCGCCAGAGTGAAATTTCTTCAAGGCTTAAAGTGTCGCCGCCAATTAATTGTCCAGTAAATGATTTAGCCTTACCTTCTGGGACAAATAACAAAAATCCATTGGCAGGTTTGGCAATAGCTCCATGCAATTGGGCCAGCCGCGTCAATAAGTGCATGTCACTTTCGGCAGTTTGATCAACATGTGGCAGCTTTATGCTGGCAAATTGTGGTGCAACACGCGGTTGATAGCCATGTTTGGAGGCAATGGTATTAACTAGATCACCAATGGTTTTTTGATGCCATTCATCAATTTTTTGTGATTTCAGAGATGCTTTGAGATCGGCAGCATGTCCCTTGATTTTTATAGTTTGAGGTGAGCCTTCAAGTGTAATTTCATCGACGATATAAACGCCCATGGAAACCAAACCCGTTTCTTGATAACCAATGGACACTTGAAGTTTTGCGCCAGTTCTTGGTAATTCAAGCAAAGAGTCACGATCATCTAAGCAGATTTCAACGGTGTCACTGGTAATACCGACTTCATCGGTTACTCGAATAGAAACTAAGCGATTCCTAATCAATCCCGTAATCATCTGACCTTCTACCCAAAGATTAAAATCTGGCGTCATCTTAATCCCATAATTTAATCGTTGGTTTTTTGGCAGATTTTTGGATTTCGGGTAAATTAATCAAAAGACCCGCAGGTAAAAAACTACCCCATTCAGCAAGTTCTGGATTAGCCGTTAAAACAATTTCAACAGCACCCGATTGAAAGCCATAATGCTTCCAGCAGATCCAGTCGAGCATATCATTTTCTTTGGTACGGTAGCGTGTCATCATTCTTCACCGTAACGTTCGAGACTCAACCTAAATTCAATTTTTCGAGGAGCGCCGTCCGCTAAAAAAGTATTTTGTGATTCTTCAATTTGAGTAATGACAAAACGACCCAGAACATTTCCTTGGCCATTAATTAGTATGAGGGGTTCTTGTTTTGCAGCAGAGTCACGCATGGCATTGATTTGCCCCAAGCCGCCCCGAAAATGCGGGTAAATCACACCGTCTAAATCAATACGGTCACAGCCCGGACCAATCGCTTGACGCAAAGGTTCTTTGCCAATGCGCTCTATAGAAGGCCAACGATATTCGCTGCTGCGCTTTAAACTTTGATAGGCACTGGTATTTAATGAAAAGCGATAAGGACCCAAAGCAAGCATCATGGTAATGCTCCCACAGGATCATATAAGGCCCCACGCGATTGCGCCTTAAGCCGACGCATAACTTCATCTGCGACAGCTTTTGAGTCTTGATTGGGTGAAGCTTGGACATTGATATTAAAGCTATTGTTTTGGGTGTTGTTTTGAGCAGTTTTTTGTGCAAGCGGCAGGGGTTGTTTAAGTGCCTCACTGACTGGCTGCATAGCAGGAACGGGGAGCTCTGGTACTTCTTTTTTGCCCCACATTCTATCCCAAAAGCTACCAACCGCCTTGAATGGCGTTTTGATTTTCTCCCAAAATCTATTAAGCCAATTGCCAAAGGCTTCCCATACTGGTTTTATAGGTTCCCAAATGGTCATAAAGAAACTTTTGACAGATTCCCAATTCGCGACCACTAAAGTTGCAGCAATAGCTATACCCCCCACAATGGCACCAACTGGATTAGTCATCATCGCAACGGTTAAAGCACGAAAGCCTGCAATCACAGCTGGAAATACCCTAGAAGCTAAGGCCATGAACGAGGCACCAAGGGCTTGAAGTGCTCCACCAAAAGCAAGAGCCCCCATGCGTACTGCTGTGATGAGCGAAGCGCTATTCACACCAATAAAGCCAGCTTTAACAAGCGTAATGGTAATTAAAAGAGCACGCCAAGCTGTGGCAAGTGCAAGCGCACCCCCTTGAATAAAAGTCCAAGCATAACCAATTGCAATAGCCGCTATTTTTCCACCAATCAGAGCAGCTGTTACCCCCATAATCAATTTGGTTAAAATGGGATGTTGTTCAGCAAAGCCAGCCATTTGAGTACTTGCGGTGCGCAATACTTTGACAATGGCATTTAGGGGCGGTAAAAGCACTGAGCCTAAATTCATACCGACTTCTGCAAGGCCATTTTTTAGGAGCTGTAAATTATTGGCAGTGGTATTGGCGCGATTGGCAAATTCACGCTGCATGGAGCCTGCAAATTTGGTTTCATCGTTAATCATGCTCACAGCTTTTTTGTATTCATTTAAGCTGCCAACCAGCAATGCCACATCATCTTGATACTCCATACCAAAGAGATCAAATAGAATACCTGAGCGTGTTTGCTTGTCCATTTTCTCCATGGCTTCGAGGAACTTAATCAAAGCTCCTTGGGCATCTTGGCCGATATCTTTTTCAAGTTGTTTGGCGCTTATCCCCATTTGACGTAAGGCATCTTGGAATTTCTTACCCTGTTTGCCAGCGGTTTGCAGTTTACTGAGCATTGCATTGATTGCCGTACCTGCTTTTTCAGGCGCTTTACCAAGGCTGATAAAAGAGCCTGCCAGAGCGCTGGCTTGTATCGGGGTCAAACCAAACTGACGTGCCGTACCACCAATGCGATTGAGCGCTGGCACCATATCTTTGGCTTTGGCTGCCGTGTTATCAGAGAGATAATTGATCGCATCACCCAGCTTGGTCATCTCGGTGATGGGGATTTGATAAACGTTTGCCAATTTTGCCATAGCATCACCAGCTTCTTCTGCTGACATATCAAAAGCGGTAGCCATTTTAGCGACGACATTGGTGAAAAAAGCTAAATCCTTAGCGGCGATACCAAGCTGTCCGCCACTTGCGGCAATTTGGGCAAGACCGGCAGCAGATAGCGGGATTTCTCGCGACATGATTTTTAGGGTTTCACCTAATTTTTGAAGACCATCTGGGGTGTCAAAAGTAACAACTTTGCGTACATCGGCCATCGCGCTTTCAAAATCAATTGCGGCTTTGATGGGTGCAGTAAGTGTTGCGCCGAGCGCCACCGCATCAAACATTTGACCGCGCAGATTAGCACGCTGGGCAAGTATACCCTGGCGTTTTTGCATAATACGATCAAGGGCAACATAATGACCTTTTAG